CCGAGTTCCTCCGGTTCGCCGCGGAGAGGCATACCGCGTTCCACTTCGGACGGATCGCCGAGTTCTACGCCCACGCCTCGCCGGAGGTACAACGGCTGATGGAGCGGTCCGGGCTCGTCATCGTCGACTTCGAGGCCGCGATCGAGCACGGCTTCGTCCGACTCACGGAGCGGCTCGCTCGGCTCGCGGATATCGAGCAGCAGACGCCGGACGGCGACGAGAGCGCCGATGCGTAGCGACTTCTGCGTGTTTATCCTTACCCACGGCCGTCCGGACCGGGTCTATACCTTCGAGACGCTACAGAAGGCCGGATATACCGGCCGACTCTACCTCGTGATCGACGACGAGGACGAGACCGCGGACGAGTACCGCGAGCGGTTCGGTGACCGGGTCCTCCAGTTCTCGAAGGCCGAGATCGCGGCGACCTTCGACGAAGGGCAGAACGCCGGCGACCGTCGCGCGATCGTCTACGCCCGGAACGCTTGCTGGGAACTCGCGGAGCGGGTCGGCGTCCGCTACTTCGTCCAGTTCGACGACGACTACAGCGGGTTCTACATTCGGTTCGACTCGCGCGGTCGCTACGGGTCGAACCGGGTAAAGTCGACGATGGACGACCTTCTCTCGGCGCTCGTCGAGTTCTACGAAGCGACGCCGGCGCTAACCCTCGCGATCTCGCAGGGAGGCGACCATATCGGAGGCGAACCGAAGACGATCCGAATGACGAGGAAGGCGATGAACTCGTTTATCTGCTCCGTCGATCGGCCGTTCAAGTTCCGCGGACGGGTAAACGAGGACGTGAATACCTATACCTCCGAGGCGAGGCGCGGATCGCTATTCCTTACCGTGATGCAGGCACAGCTCAACCAGAAAGCTACCCAGTCGAACGCCGGAGGGATGACCGACCTCTACCTCGACTCCGGGACCTATGTGAAGTCGGCTTTCTCGGTCCTCTATTGCCCGTCCGGAGTACGGATCGGCGAACTCGCCGACCCTCGGAGTCCACACGCCCGGATCCACCACAAGATCCTATGGCCGTTCGTCGCTCCGAAGATCGTCCGCGAGTCGGTCCGTCGTCCGTCGCCGGCTTCGAGCGCTCCCTCGGCGGAGGACTGATCTGGTGAGCCGTCCTGCGCTATTCGTCGAGCCGTGCGCCGGACTGGCGAACGTCTCGATCCGGCTCGCCGCTGGCGGTCGCGCTCGCGGTCCGGTCGGTCGACCCGGATCGAAGGCGAAGTATGCCGACGCGATCCTCGAAGTCCTCGGCCTCGAACCCGGACTCGGAGCGGACGGCTACCTATGGGCGGAGGCGGACCCTGCGGTGAGAGCCGTCCTCCGAGCCTACCCTCGGCGAGAGGTCCTCTCCGGCGCGGTCGAGAAGATCCGAGAGTGGACCTCGACGGAGGACCCGCTGCTGCTGTGGGAGCGGCTACGGACCGCCGGACCTATCGTCGAGACGACTCCGGCGGAGGTAGCGCGGTGGGTGACGATCTTCGCCTCCAATACGCTCCTAAACGTCTCGTGGTCGGAGGCCGAGGGTCGGTTCGCGAATACCGGAGCCGGTGGGTCGACGTTCGGTGGGCCGGAGTTCGGCCAACAGATCCGCGGAGCGAGAGGGCTCGAACGGATGCTCGATATCGAGTGGCCGTCGGTCGAGGTCCGCTCGGACGCTCGGTCGGTACTTCCCTCCGGCGACCCGGACCTCGACTCGCGCACGGTCGTCTTCCTCGATCCTCCGTACCTCAACACCTCCGGGTACGGGTTCGAGTTCGGCCGGCGAGAGGTCGTCCGCCTCGCGCTACGCTGGGCCGCGGCCGGAGCGCTCGTCGCGATCTCGGAGGCCGAGGCGATCGGTCCGCTCGTTCGTCTCGGCTGGAAGGCAGTCGACGTTACCCGTCGAGCGAGAGGCGCACGCACGCACTTCTCCGCGCAACAGCGCGAGGTCGTTACCCTCTCTCGTCGACCTCGACCTCGAACCGGAGGAACCCGATGAACCGCTGGGACTTGATAAACCGGATCGCCGTTCGGATCGGCGCTCGCTCCTATCTGGAGATCGGGGTGCAAGCAGGACACGCCTTCGAGCGAGTCGAGGTCGACCGTCGAGTCGGAGTCGACCCCGATCCGCGCTCCGCGGCGACGATCCACACGACCTCCGACGCCTACTTCGCGAGCCTCGACGAGAGCGACTCGGCGGAGCGGTTCGACCTCGTATTCGTCGACGGACTCCACCACCGAGATCAAGTCGCGAGGGACGTCCGGAACTCGCTCCGCTACCTCTCCGCCGGCGGAGCGGTAGTCGTCCACGACTGCGACCCTCCGAGCGAGCGAGCCGGAGGTCGAGCGATGTGCTCCGGCGTCTGGTGCGGTGATGTATGGAAGGGCTGGATCGACCTCCGCCGAACTCTCGACCGCGAGGCGTTCGTCGTCGACACCGACCTCGGATGCGGAGTCATCCTCGAAGGTGAGCCCACCCCTCCGTCCTGCGCGCACGACCCGGAGTGGGCGGAGTTCGCCGCGGACCGCTCCGGATGGCTCCGGCTCGTCTCGGTCGAGGAAGCGGTCGAGCGGATCGATCGTCTCTCGCTCGTCGGAGGATCTGATGCTTGATCGTCGCTCGGTAGCTTACCGACGAGGTCTCGCCTCGCTCTCGGCCGATCGAGAGGTCGCCGAGGTCCTCTCCGGACTCTCGACCTACCAGCGAGAGCAGGTCGAGCGAGCGGTCTCGGAGGCGTACTCGGCCGGAGCGCGAGAGGCCGACGACCGCTCCGCGAAGTTCGTCGCACGCTGTGTGGCGGCTCTCGTCGGTCTTCCGTTCGGCGAGGCTCGACCGTCCGCTCGCGAGACTCTCGGACGGCTCCGGTCGCTTCTCCCTTCGAGGGATTGATCCCGGAGACCCGATCTCTGGCCGTCGTGCTACGGTTCGAGGCGACGGAGGTACGATGAAGATCCTCGGAACACAGACCGCGATCGTCTCTCGAAGCGCGGAACCGGAGAAGGTCGCGACGTCCGGAGGCGCGTGGCTCCGGCCGGCGACTCGTCGTAGGAAAGGCCTGTTTGTGGGCCCGTACCAGCCGACGACGACGACTCCGGGCGCTCGGCAATACTACGCGACCCCCGATCGGTTCCTTACGAACGACGAACTGTGGGAGGTCTATCGACGGACGCCGGACGTCCGAGCCGCGATCGACTCGATCGTGCGCCGGGTCGCTACATTCGACTGGCTCGTCGAGCCTGCGGTCGACCCGTCCTCCGACCGCTACGAGGAAGCCGCGGAGGCCGCGGAGAGCGCTCGACGGTTCCTCGCCGCTCCCTCGAAAGACGGAGCGACATGGCAGGAGGTCTGGACCGCCGTTCTGACCGATCTTCTCGTCTACGATGCCGGCGCGATCGAACTCGTCCGAGACCCGCTCGGCCGACTCGCCGAGATCAACCCGCTTCGAGGGTCCTCGATCGACCCTCGGATCAACGACCACGGCCGTCTTCTCTACTACGAGCAGTCGACCTACAATAGCGCGAGCGGTACGGGCTACCAGATCGGAGACGGTCGCGAACCCGATCCGGTCCTCTCGTCCGTCAAGTTCGAGCCGGACGATCTCCTGTACCTCCGCCTGTTCCCGACGACCACGGCTCCGGTAGGGAACCCGCTGATCGAAGCGTTGATCACCGAGGTTATCTCGCTTCTCCGGTCGTCCGAGCATACGATGCTCGCGCTCGACGCGGACGAGATCCCTCCGGGTATCCTCGTCCTCGCGGGACTCGCGGGACAGGCCGCGAGAGAGGCGACGGCCGACCTCCAGTGGCTCCGCGGACAAGATCACAAGGTCCGCGTGCTTACGACTCCGGACCCGTCCGGGATCGGCGCTCGGTGGGTTGAACTCCGGCATACCCCGAAGGACCTCTCGATGGTCGAGGTCGTCGACCAGATCCGCCGGACCTGCTGGCGGGTCTTCGGAGTCCTCCCGGTCGAGATGGGCGCGACGGACGGCGTAAACCGAGCGACCGCCGAGGTCCAGATCGACGTCGCGTCCTCCCACCTCGTTACGCCGATCCTCGAACTTCTCGCTGCGAAGGTGAACTCACGCCTGCTTCCTCTCGTCGTCGGAGACGAGTCCCTCGCCGGTCTCGTTCGCTTCTCGTTCGACCGCGAGGCGAGGGTCTCTCCGGAGCAGGCGAAGGTCCTCGCGGAGCGGCACGCTCGCCTGATCGACGCCGGCGTGATGACCCGCAACGAAGCGCGATCCGAACTCGGCCTGCTGCCGATCGCCGGTGGAGATGTGCCGACCGTCGCGACCGGAGCCGGACCCGTACCGCTCTCGACTCTCGTGCCGATCGAGGACGACTCGGAGCCGGACGGTGGGCCGATGGGCGGACCCGGACTCGGCGAGGACGGGTTCGGAGAGCCGGAGCCGGAGCCGGAGCCGGAGCCGGAGCCGGACCCAGCGGCCGAGGGAGTCGAGGACGCGGAGGCAGCGGAGCCAGATCCGGAGGACGTCGCACCCGGCGAGGTAGAGTCCGAGGACGGCTCTCCGCTCCGAGCGAAGATCGACGACGTCTCCGCGGAGGTTCGGAAGATCCTCCGGAGGAAGGCTCGCGAACACAACGACGAAGTGGGCGACGCCGCCTCGAAGCGGACCTCGCCGAGCGTACTCGCGGAGGTCTACGATCGCGGAGTCGGTGCCTACTTCTCGAACCCGGAGAGCGTTCGTCCGAGCGTGACGAGCGCTCAGCAGTGGGGACTCGGCCGGGTCGACTCGTTCCTCTACGCTCTCCGGAACGGCCGGTATCGGCGAGGGAAGCACGACACGGACCTACTGCCGGACGGGCACCCGCTCGCTACCGACGACGAGAAGTCCGAGGCGGAGTCCGGCGCGATCTCCGAGCGAGCGACCGTCGATCTGGCTCGACTTCCTCTCGCGTCCTCGACGGAGTCGTGGGGCTGGGAGGCCGGCGAAGGCGAGAAGGTCCTCGGCGACCCTCCGGACTGGACCCGGTACGCTCGCGCTCACCTCTGGCGCGATCCGTCTCGGAGCGAGTCGGCCTCCGGGTACAAGTTCCCGATCGCGAGGCTCGTCGACGGCGAACTCTCGATCGTGTTCTTCGGAGTCGCAGCGGTCGTCGGAGCGCTCCGCGACGACGGAAAGCACGAGAGCCTCCGCGGAGTCTCTCTCGACGAGCAGCGCGAGGTCTACCGGCTCGTCCAGCGGCTTTATCGCCGGTTCGGCGAGGACCCTCCGACGATCGACCGGCTCGAAGACGACCGATCGCTCGTCGAGGCGGTCGAGCGAGCGGTCGGCGATACCGATCCCACGAACTTTCCGAAGACCGGCGACGACTCGAAGGTCTCGCTGCGGAACTCCGGCTATGCCGTCTTCGATCCGGACTACGCCGAGCGGCTCCGGACGGAGTACCCGGAGATATGGGGTCGCGGCGGGAATATCCTCGGAAACAAGCAATACAGGCGGCTCCGGCCGGTCGTCCTCCGAGGCGGAGTCGTCGAGACCGAGACTGAAGAGGAAGCCGTGCGGCTCCGCGAGGCGTGGTCGGCTCGCCACTACAAAGATCACCGCCTCGCCGGCGTTATCGCTCAGATCAAGTGGTACACGGTCGGAACGCTCGGAGAGCGAGGAATGAAAGACGTCGTCGAGGCGGAGATCGAGCGGCTCTCCGCGGACCGAGCGACTCCGTGGATCGACTTCGTCGGCGCGTCTGCGCTCACCTTCCGAGACTGCGCGCACCGTCCGTCCCTCGCGGCTCTCTCTCCGAGTCGGCGAGAGCGCGACCTCGCTAACGGACGAGCGAAGGCTCTCCCCTCGGAGTGGCTGCGTGGGAGTCTGTTCGACGGACTCCGGACGCTCGATCTGGAGGAACTCGGATCGAGCGTCTCGCTCTACATCGGCGATGTTACCGAACACTGGCGCGAGGCTCGTGCGGAGGTCGTCGCCGCGGTCTCGTTCGCCGCTCGCTCCGTATCCGACCGAGAGGAACGGATCGCGAGGGCTCGACGGAAGCTGTCGCAGGCTCTCGACGGGCTGCTGGTCCGATGGGTAGCCTCTACCCGTCCGCTCTACGAGAGAGCCGCGGAGATAGGCGCACAGGCTGCGCATACCTTCTCCGGTATCGAGTCGAGGGATCTCGCGACGGAGTTCGCCTCGACCTACTCGGCGGAGCAGTACGGATACCTCTCGACCTCCGACGGTCTACTCGCCGATGTTTCGCTGCGAGTCCTCGCCGCGCTCTCCGTCCTCGACGAAGGCGAGGCGCGGAGCGCGACGAGAGCAGAGGTCGAGATCCCGTCCGTCGAGCCGACTGGCGTACTCGGCGAGGCCGCGAGGCGCGAGCGAGCCGCTCTCGCCGTCGTGCTCGCCGAGGCAGCGTTCGACGCGAACGAGTACCGGATCGCAGGCTACGCCGGACGGCTCGTCGAGGTCTCGAACGGCACGATGACCCTCGGCCTCTCCGCCTCCGGGTCCGCGGCCGGAGGTCCGCCGAGCGCTCCGGAGACCGGAGCCGGACCGCGAGAGGCTACCACATGGTATGCCGAGTGGGTCGCGACCCTCGACGGCGTCACCTGCGCGGAGTGCTCGATCGAAGGCTCGAAGCCGATCCGGCCTCTCTCGTCGATCGCGGTTCGACCGGGCGGAGGAACCTCGTGCCGAGGGAACTGCCGGTGCGTCCTCGTCGTCTGGACCGAGCAGGAAGTGAAGCGAGGCGAGGCTCTCCGGGTCGGTCCGTTCTCGTAGCGTCCGACGATCTATCGCGTTGTGCCTGACGGGTCGGATCTGTTACCGTTCCGCGAGACCCTTCCTCGGAGGACCGATGACCGACCGTCCGACTCCGACTCCGGCCGATCCGAGTTCCTCGAACTCGCGCCGAGAGATCGTGATCCGCTGCCGCGAGCCGTTCGCTCTCGGTGCCCTGTTCGACTCGCGCTCCGCCTCCGAGGCGACCTCGACTCCGTCGACGGAGGACCGAGCGGAGACGCTCGCGACGGAGAGCGACGGAGTCGCGATCGTCGGTATCGCTTCGTCCACCTCGGTCGACTCGCACGGAACCGAGATGAGCCTCGACGCTCTCTCGAAGATGGCCGATCAGATGCGGCGAGGCGTTCCGCTTCTCCCTCGGCATAACAATGGGAACCGCGCGATCGAATGGGACGAGGTCGTAGGTCGGACGACCGGAGCCGAGATCGAGCGAGCCGACGTCGTCGCTCCGGGCGCTCCGTCGGAGGTCGGCTATCGGCTCCGTCTGACCTCGACGCTCTACGCCGACGACCCGATGACCGAGCGGCTCCTGCGCCGTCTCGACCGCGGCGAGCCGATCGGCCAGTCGATCGGGGGCTGGTTCCTCTCCGTCCGGGTCGTCGAGTCGGACGCCGGCGAGATCGAGCGGGTGATCGTCGAAGACGTCGAACTCGACCATGTGGCGCTGACTCGCGCTCCGTCGAACCCGGACTCGATCGGACTCGCGAGCCTCCGGTCGAGGGTCGAGCAGATCTGCTCCGAGCGAGGCGAGGTCGAGAATCGCCATATCATCGACATTACCGAGACCGAGTCCGAGTATCTCGTCAGATACGCGAAGGCGCACGACTCCGAGGGATCCGAGGACGAAGTCGAGGACGAGGTCGAGGACCGCTCCGAACCGGAACCCGTCGAGGCTCGAATGGAGCACGGCGACGAGGAAGACGAACGGATGGAGCACGGCGACGAGGAAGACGAGCGAGCGACTCCGGAGTCGATCGCCGAGGGAGACTTCGTCTCGTTCCTCGACTCCGAGGTCGCCTCCGGCGAGGCCGGCGACGAGGACGGTGGAGGCGTTCGCTACGGTCGAGTTTCGGAGGTCATCACCGAGGGATCGGTCGACGGGTCTCCGGTCGAGGCGAGCGAGGCCGATCCGCTTCTCCGGATCGAGGTCTACGGACCGGTCGACGACGGCTTCGAGCCGACCGGCGATCGGGTCGTGTACCCGGTCTCCGTAGTCGAGAAGATCGATCCGCTCTCCGCACCGTCGGAGACCGCGGAGGTCGAGTCGTCGGTCGACGAGCCGGTCGAGGCTGTAGCGTCCGAGGATGCGCCGGAGGTCGAGCGAGCCGTCGCGCCGTTCGTCGAGTTTCCTACCGCTCCGCCGGAGACTCCGTGGGAGTGGGACGCGGAGGCCGCGAGCGAGGTCCTCGGCGACCCTCCGGACTTCGAGCGGTTCGCCTCCGTTCACCTGTACTTCGACCCGGATCGAGCGGAGGTCCGCGACGGATACAAGCTGCCGGTGGCGAAGGTGATCGACGGTGAGATCCATGTGGTCCTCCGCGGTCTCGTCGCGGCCGTGGCCGCGCTCAATGGAGCGCGAGGCGGAGTCGACCTCTCCGACGAGGACCGCCTCGCGGCCTACGAGCGTGCGGTCGAGTTCTACTCGCTGTTCGAGGACGCGGAACCGCCTCCGCTCCGCTCCGAGAGCGACGAGGACCGGACCGACGACCGCTCGTCTGCCGATCAAGTTGACATGCACGATGAAGTCCGACACGATACCGGAGAGCGAGTCTCCCCGGACGCTCGGTCGGAGCCTCCGACCATTACCCTCACCTCCGAACCGGAGATCCCGATGACCC